CATAACCACCGGTAACGTCATCGCACTCGTTTCAAGAGCCACCCGATCAAATGCATACACCAACCTCATCTCAGCCGCAAACATCTATACGGGGACATACATAGGAACCGTGACTGGCCAGTCAGTCTCAACCCTTGCATCCCTGACGGCTCTGTCCACTCTGACAGTGGGTGGGAATCTCATAGGTAATGTACTCACAACCGGTACAGTGACTGTTACTGGTCAAGTCACTGGAAATATACTTGCAGGCTCAAACACTATAACAGCCATTGCGCAAAGTGCAACCTTCAACCAGTCGGTGGGTGATATCAGAGTCTTGGGATCGAACGTAGCACCCTTCCGGACTGCTGTGGTGAATGCTGGTACACTGATTGGGAGTATGACTGGATTTTCAAACAACATCACCACTTCGGGTGACATAACAACTGGGCTAGGCTACATAGGAGCCTTCAGGGGTGATATTCTAGGGAGCGGCCAATTCATCACCAATGAGTATGTGGGCAAGGTGACTTCTTCAGTCCCTATTACTGCATCCACTGTGACTGGATCAGTGTCCGCCAACTCACTGACAGCCTACACAAACAATCTGTCTGGTGCTCAAATATCATCAAACACAGCGCTCATAGGAGAGATTAGATCGTATGCAAACTCAATCATTACTGGTGTAGTCACAGCCAGCCAGGTTTTTGTCGCAACCATGTCATTCACTGATCAGATTACAACATCTGGTAATGTCACCGCCACAACCCTCGTAGGATCCTTCACTGGATTGAACGTCATAACATCTGGAACCCTTACAAGTTCGGGTGGCAACCTTTTGGGGAGACTGATAGGTTCGAATGTTGTTACCCTGTCTGACTCGGTTGTATCAAACACAGTTACTGGTACTATAGTCACGTATGCGAATGTCATACCAGCCACAATAGTCACCTCTCCGAACATAACCGCGGACTCTATGGATACCTTTACAAACACCGTCACGGTTACACGAGTCTCTGGGAGCTTTGTCGGACCCGTCTCCACATCTGGAATTGATATATTCTCATCAGGTTCTGTAATTGCAAAAAACTTTATAGGGCTGGTCGATGCTGGGTCGAACAGTATCATCACAACTGGAATTGTTCTCACGCAAGAGGGAATTCAGGGTAGTATTAACACGTTTGCCAATAACATCTCTACACAGGGTCTCATTACTGGTACATTTTTTGGTAACTACAATGGGATTGGGCCAATCACGAGCAATGCAGCCATGACAGTCTCTGGGACTTCAAATCTCTTCACTTTGTCATCGACTGGAACCATCTTTGTTCAGGGTACCATTTCCGGTAACTACACAGGGGCGGTCCAGACATTCGGAAACAGCATCGTTTCAACCGGAGGTTTGAGTGGAAATCTCATATTCACCCGAGTCACCGCATTTCAAAACTCGATCATCAATGATGCGGGCATCTCGTACGGGAAGAATATGCTCAAGTCAAACTATGGGAATGTAGCAAGCTATGGAAACATAGCTCCTATTCAAACCTCTATTGCACACTACTATTCGAATGTAGTTTCCCGTCAACCCTGGTGGTCCACAAGCAGTTCACCTACAGTCTCATATGTGTACACCCAGGATCAGACTGGATACTCGTCATCTGTTCTCATGCCTGATGGCAGAGTTGTTCTGGTGCCAGGTGCATCAAAAAATATAGGTATTTTCGATACAAAGACAAGCATATTCTCGAATCTGATTCCAACAGGTCTGACGCCATCTGCAGCGGGGTGGGGGTGGAACTCTGGGGTTCTCCTCCCCAATAGCAATATTGCATTCATACCAGGAAGTAACAATCACATAGGCATATATAATCCTTATTTAAACACAATTAGTCTTGGTCCCTTGATTGTAACTAATGACGCGTTCCGTGGTGGTATCCTCCTACCAAACGGTAACGTTCTATGTATCCCATATAACACGTTCAGCTTTACAGAGTTTGACCCCAACAATCCCTCCAGAGTTTTGAGGAATTCAGCGATTGGTGGTCCAGGAAACTCCCCATATCAGTTTTCTGGTACTCTATTACCCAACGGAAATGTCATATGTGCACCCCACAGTGGTAATTTTGTACTGTATGACTATCGTCAAGCCTTACCAGCCATTTCTACAAATTTGAATACCGTCTTTCTTCAAAAGCATTCGGGATCTGTTCTCCTCCCGACTGGCAATGTTCTGTGTGTTCCTACAGCAAGCGGATATAGACTGGGTCAGGTGTCACCAGCAGGAGTTTACTCGAATACAGTGAGCAGTGTATCTGGTAATGGATCATACCAGAATGCATGCCTTCTCGGACATGGCAAGGTTTTGTTCGGTCCAGGAACTGGGACGAACATCGGAGTGTATGATATCTACGCGGACACTCTCACAAACATAGTAATAGAGTCCGGGTATGGTGGTATTACTGCACTCCCCGATGGCAGAGCAATTCTTGCACCCAATACATCTTTGTTTGGGGTGGCATTGGTAAGCGGTGTGACTCAGCTGAACGAGCACCTGAGCACGAGCTCATACTTTAATAAGTTCTAATAACAGGATGCCATATTCGGCACAATATTCACAAGAATGGGGTAATACATTGTACACATCAGGAGTTGGATACTTTCCAGAAGTGTACAGTGGGTCGGTGTATCCCATTTTGGTTCCAGGAGTAATGAGAGTATCGGATGACGTATTCACAAATGAGCTTGGTAGGGAAGGTGTATATCTGACTTCAGGTAGGATTGATGCTGGTGGAAACAACATCGCAGTACAGTCAGTCACGTCCATGCTCAACTCTTGCGTATACTCGAGTAATATCACTGGCGCGACTCTCAACCTTGATTCTGCATTCACAACTGCCAATCTGACTGGTACATTCGTCATCAGTAACAACGTCAATACCGGCACCAATCTTCTCACATCAACCTCTGATATCCTCATCAGCCAGAATGTCAATACAAATAATCTCATCAGTAACGTTACCCTTTATGCGAATAACATGATTGTGGCTCGTAATTTCCTTGCAGGTACCATAACTACAAACGTTTTTGCCTATCAGAATCTCATACAGACAACCCAGATCACCTGCCAGACTATGATAGGTGATGGTAGAATAGGGTCTAATAATGCGGCATTCGCAGGGGCTGGTGTGTTTGGTTCAGCCTTTGGAGCATTCATATTCAACGATAGTATTCGCGGAAACAACTTGACAGCTGGTGAGGTGAGACCTTTTTTCGTCGAGGGCTATGCCAACACATTCACAGTTGGGTTATCGCGGGGACCAATGCAAGGACAATTTAACGCAGGCTCGAACAGCGTAACAACAACAAGCGGACTGACTGGTCAGTTGGCGGTGGCAAATGCTCGAGTTGGGTCGAATAATGTTGTATCGGGTGGTAAGATCTTCGCGAACAACTTTATTGGCGGGATCATAGGGTCTAACACGGTGACGTCTCAGGGTGGTGTATCAACCAGTGGCGAATCTGTTGGGGCTGTCACCGCCTTTGCCAACAACATAAATGCAAATGGTACTTTTGCCGCGACTCTGTTTATAGGAGCTCTGACAAATTCAGGACTCGATGTGAGTGCCACAAATGTTTTTGCGCAAACCATCAATGCAACACAATTCAGAGGTGGGTCTAATCTGCTCACCATGACCGTACTATCATCTTCAATGTCCGGTACTATGAACTGTGGCTCAAACAATGTGACTCTATCGACCGGGAACGTCACGAGCCAGAGTTTTTACGGAAACGTATCGGCTGTGAATATGGTTGTCAGCAACGTATCATCATCTAACATAGTGGGTCGGATTATAGGGTCAAACATCATATCGGTTGACAACTTCAAGGCGTCTAAACTCATCGGTCGAGCAGAATCTGCGTCAAATATAGTTACAACAGGAGCTATATCCGCTCCACAGTTTCAGGGTGCACTGCAACTCTTTAACAACACCATGTCTGCAACTTCAGGTAACATCTTCGTGGGGACCCGTATCTTTTCTGCAGATGTTCAGGGGTATACCAATAGTTTTAGCGTAAAAGCTGTAGTTGCCGGAACGTTAGAGGGTGCGATCCTCGTCTATACAAACACTATTTCATCCACGTCTCTGTTTGCAGG